TTCACCAACCTCAGCCCAGAGTTTCGGACGCAGGCGGGCGACAACCGGCTTGCTCACCGAATCGTCCACCACAAACATATCGAGGAATTGCGTCTGGCCGGACTTGCGTTCGCCGCCGCGCCGGGCTATGCGCACCGTCTCATTCTCGTCCCGGCGCTCCCGACGAATCATGCGGCAAACAACAACGAAGTTCTCGTTGTCCTCCAGGTCCTTGAATTCAGAGACGCGGCCATTGATGTTAAAGTCCGCCGGTCGGTCGTAGTAATCTTGCCAAAGCGTATGCGCCGGGCGCAAGTCCCGGTACTTCACTTCCATGGCGTTCAACTTGCTAATGTCTTTCTCTTTCAGCTCACCGGCAAGGCGCTGCTCAACAAACCGGGTTGCCCGGACCGGGCCAATGCCGACCACGTTCAAGAACCCGCCAACCAGCTTTCCTTCGCGCGCTGCCCAGTTCACTTCAGAGAGCAACGGATCAAACGGAACAAACGGAACGCCTTCAGCGGTCATCTCACGAAGAATCTCCACCGACTGCTCTTCATCTTTTGCGTTGCGCAGACAAGCCGCCGCGTAATCGGTTGGGTGGTAGCATTTCATGTACGCGCACCAATACGAAATCATGGCATATGAAACTGTGTGAGACTTGTTCATGCCCCAAGCGCCAAAAGAGCAAATCTCTTCCCAGATTCCGCGCGCATCCTCTTCACCAATCCCCAGTTCGGCGGCGCCCTGGGCGAACATATCACCGCGCAGGTCAAAGAACTCTTTGCCCTTGCGGCCCGACATTGCCTTGCGTATTGTTGAAGTCTCTTCCCAGGAAAATCTCCCCAGCTCGCGCACAATCCGCATGACTTGCTCCTGGTAAAGCACAACGCCCATCGTGTCATGAAGATACTCGCGCATCGACTCGTGCCGGTACTTCACTTCCTCGTTGCCCAGATTCCGATTGATGTACGTGTTAGCAGCGCCGCCACCCAATGGGCCGGGTCGCGCCAGCGCGGTCACGTGGTCAATCTTTTGGAAGTCAACCATGGGCACTTGCATCGAGACGCGCCGCTGCGCTGGGCCTTCAAATTGAAACACGCCGGAGAATTTGTGTTGGTCAAAAATCGCCAGCACCTTCGGGTCATCAAACTTCAACCCGTAAAGCAACTCACTGCTAACGCACCCCGCGTCCTCGATCACCCCAAGCGTCCTCAACCCCAGCACGTCAATCTTCAAAAGGTTCAGGTACTCAGCGCCCTTTTTATCGACGTGCGCAATTCGATTTCTAACCGTGCAGTAGTTCACCACCGGCTCGTTGGAAACGATTATCCCCGCTGCGTGAACGCCTGTGTGTGATGCGTGGTTTTCCAATTCGCCGATCAACTTTGCTTCCGGGAATGCCGCCTTAAACTTTGCGCCCGGTTGCGTCGTGTCCAGCGTGTCGGCCAGCGCGTTGCCGTAGCGGGAATCGCCAGAAGAGTATTCAATCAGCACATTGAGAATCGGGAAAGTCTCGGCGGGTGGTATGCCCAACTTTTTGCCAACGTGGGCAACAACGGAACGGGATTTCAGCCGGTTTATGTTCCCGATTTTGGCCACTGACGATTCGCCATACTTCGCTGCAAGGTACTCAATGACCTGGTCGCGCTTCTGGTCATTGAAGTCAATGTCAATGTCCGGCAAGTCATCCCGGTTGAGATCGATGAAGCGTTCAAAAATCAGGCCGTAAACCAACGGGTCAACTTCCGTAATCTCCAACAGGTAACAAACCAGCGACCCTGCAGAGGAACCGCGCGCCGGGCCAACCAGCATTGTGCCCTTGGCCCACTTGACCAAGTCGGCGACGACCAGAAAGTAGCTTTCATAGCGCTTGCGCTTGATCATTTCCATCTCGCGCTCCAACCGGGCTTGGTACTCTTGCGTCCAGGCCGGTATGTGGCCAGCTTGGAGCCGGTACTTGCGCCCTTCCTCGGCCAGGGCATCCAAGTCCCCAGCCACGGAAATGATTGGCGCGCTGGCCAGCTTAAGCCCACTGACGCGCTCCGCAACTTCGTGCGCGCCCTTCACTGCGGCATTGAGCAGCCGTTTTGGAATCCAGCGCAGCGCGTGCCGCAGTTCGGCTTCTGAGGCGATGTGTTGCGGCGTCATCTTTTTTGAGTCATCCCAGGCCAAAAAACGGTCCCGGTGCTGCGGGCCTGGATAATCATTGTCCCCGGTCAACACCAACGGCTTTTTGGTCGCTTTGTGGAGGCGCAGCGCAGCTGCCGTGCGGGAGATTGACCGGGGGTTGATGTCAATGTAATCAAACGTGTCCGGATCGGTCAACGCGGCGCCAGCGAAAACCACCACACCTTTGCGCTCAACCAGCTCACAAGGTTCGCCGGTGAACCGGGAGTTCAGCGAGTAAAACGCCGAAAGCGACTCTGCCAGCATCCAGGCCTTGGGCGCCTGGAGCCGGTCGCTGGCCACGACGATCTCTGAGCCGTAGGCTGGCCCAACTTCTCTGTCCTGCGCAGCCTTCTCCCAGTCAACGTGGCCCCAGGTGCCATGCGTATCAACCAACGCGCCCAAACGCGATCCAAGTTCCTCCAGGCGGTCGAGAATTTCTGTTGCCGAGCCATACGCGGTTCGGTAACTGTGCTCACCGCGAAGCCTCAATTGCGGAAATGATTTCATCCAACACTCCTGAGTCACGAGTTGCGGCCACCATCGCCCGCACGTCATCCAACGCGCGGTGCTTTTGGGACCAGGGGCAACCCGTCACTTCTCTGTACCATTGTTCTAGTTTTGGCCTACGGCCCCATTCCTCGGTTTGCTCTTGAACCGTGCAGATCATCCACGGCGGCCACGGCCACGGATCGGCGTTCCAGCGTTCGACTTCCAAGTCGATGATCGTTGAGTCGAAGGGCAAGTTGTGAGCTATTGCCGCATCCGCGAGTCCGAAAAACGCGCGCAGCCTGCCCTGGTGATGCGGGAATGCCTTTTGGTCTTTCAAGTCTTCGTCCACCAAGCCGGTGATCTTGGTTATGATCGGCTCCAGCGGTTCGCCCGGATTGAAAAGAAGTTCCACAGTGGCAACCTCTTCGCCATCCGAGTCCACCAGCACCCCGGCAAACTCGATCATCTTGGGCTGCAGATGCGGCTTGGCGTTGGGATGCTTCGGGATGCCGGTGGTTTCGGTATCGAAAAATGCCAGCATAACCTCTTTCACTCGAATGGACTCCCATCGGCGCCGCCGACATCGACATCTTTGCGGACAATAAACTTGATGTCGATGCCGAGAATGGGGCGGGTGTCGAAGATGCAGTAATGGTAAAATCGAATACCAGCCACCGCCGGGTTGTTGTGACTTTGCGTGTGCACTTCCTGCGCGATTGGTATTCGCTGGCGCTTGAAAAATGCCTTCCAGTGCGCCAGCTCCGACGCGCCGCAATGCATCCCCAAGTGGCTGGCCGTGTTCGGCTGCCTGGCCATCCAATTATCCCCGGCGGCGTAGTTGAGCACCTCAAACTCCAAATTCTTTCCAGGATTCATGTCGTAATTGAATGCGAGCCGGGCCACGTTAACTTCCTCGGTCGGGCCATCGACTTTGCGGGACAGGACTTGGTGCTCGGGGTAAACAACACCTTTGGCCACGACCAGGTCCTTGACCCACTCAGCAGCGCCCATCGCGGTGAGCAGCTTAATTGCCGCTTCCGGGTCGCTGGGGCAGATTGCAATTTGCTCTATCTTGAAATTCAGTTCCATAAAAATCTCCGTACACTTCTAGTGAATTAATTTACGCGCCGTAGGGCATATCGCATCCGGAAAGATGCTGGTGGTTTTCCTTGCTGGACAACAGGTAGGTGATAAACTCCGCAACCAGGTGCACCGGCGTCTCCATTTTCGTGAGCATGGAGTTGACTTGGTAGTCGTGCGCCTCTTGCCGGGTCCAACCGCGCGTCCTGACCACCTGCTCATCGATGGAATCGCTCATCGCGGTCCCGGCCAACTTGTTGGGGCTGACAGAAAAGACGGTCGTGGTTGGGGAAAGCTCACGCGCCATCTGCTTGGTGACGGCTAGCGCAGCGGCCTTGCTCGCGTTGTAAGCCGTGGAGCAGCGCATTGGCATGTGCGCAGCGTTGCTCACGATGTTCAGCACCGTGCCGCCGTGCGGCGAACGTCTCAGCGCCGGGAGCAGCGCCTGCGTCATTGCAAAGACGCCCTTGGCGTTGGTGTCCATGACGGTGTCCCAATCGTACAAAGTGAATTCCGGAATCCAACCGATCAAGTTCACCCCGGCGCAATTGATCAGGTAGTCCAGCTCACCGGCGCTTTCGGAAAGGCCGTAAACCTCGTCCAAGCGCGCCTTGGGGTCACGCACATCGTCTCCATGGGCCATGTCGAAAGTCAGAATCTCATGCCCACCAAGTTTCAATGCGCGGGCCAGCGCCGCGCCAAGTCCAGAACTGCTGCCTGTTACCAAAATTTTACTCATAGTCCTTGCCCCTCTAAAATGGACTCAATCATCGCCGAATAAACCGCGTCGTCATGGATTGAGTCCTTGTGTTGAAAGTTTGAAATTGCAAATCGAGAAAGTTTCACCAGCTTCAACTCAAACAGGTGCCAAGCGTCAGACTCGATAACTTCACGCGGCACGCCGTCGGGAAAAAGTATCTTCACCAGCGGCGCGACCATCTTGTAATTCGAGCCGTACTGCGCGTTGCGCTCCTTGAAAGTTTCGCCCATGGCGATCAGTATCTGGTCTGCCGTCCGTGGTTCACCCGCAGAGCCTTTTTTCTTTTCCACCCCAAAGAATTTGCCCTGGCCTGGATGGTGTGTTTCTATTTCCTGGATGGCGAAATAAAACTGCGAAACCTGCGCAGCCGAATCAAAATGATACGGCGGCTCATTGCGACTGTAAAGGGCGCCAACCTTTGCGCCGCCAGCGAGCAGCGCGTGCAAAACGTCCAAGCGATCTTCGCAAACCAACACCACGTCCTCCAGCGCAATTCCGTGCGCCTTCAACAAGGCAGGCTTCAACTCGGTGGATGGGCGACAGTCCCCGTCTGGGCGCATGATGACGACGCAATCGGTTGCATCTTGGCCATCCCAATTCTGGCGCCTTGGGCGCTGCCCGATAGGTCTTGCGCCCGTTGGCGCCGTGACGCCCGCTTTTTCGCGTAGCCAACGCAAGGTTGTACGCTCGTAGCGCTGCGGGCGCGCGGTCAAGAAGACCACCAGTGCATCCGGGTGGCAAGCCCTGGCCTGCGCGAAGTTCAGCATATTGATGGCGGCGTCCTGCTCGTGCTGAGAATTATAATCCGCATAATCCGCATCGCTCTTGCCGCCGTCTGCGCCAACTTCTGGCAGAAGGGTTAGCCGCCAGTGGTGGTCGCAGAGCGTGCCGTCCAAGTCAAAAACTATAAATTTGTTGGGCGACAAAATTCACCCCTCCTTGCGCAGCAGATCGATTGCCTTGGCAATGTCCCAACCAGGGCCAGAGCCGGTCGTCACGCCAACTTCACGCGCAGCGGTTTCCAGCAACTCGATTGCGGCGTGAAGACGGGGCACGAAAAACGGCTCCGCCCAAGGCCAAGCCGCCAACACTTCGGCTTTCATCTGCGCAATGATCAAGCCGTATTCGCCTTGCACCCGAAGTGATTCGCGCGCCTTTACCAGATCAATAAAGTTGCGGAAGTTGTACTTGGCGACCAGGTTGGTCGTGATGTTTGCCGGAAGCAAGCCGCGTGCATCTTCCGGCTTCACCCCACGCGCCAGCAGGCCTGCGTAGTTGCTGACGGCGGCCTTGGCGCATTCATCATAGCTCATCCGCAAATCGTTGTGTGGGGAAGTTACCGGCACTGTATTGAGAACGTCCATTCCAGACACGTCAGTGACGCGCTGAGATTGCTGGGCGTACGACCCGGTGCGCGTCCGCGTCATCTGCGTTGCGCAAGGCCGGGAGACGCCAGAGATCAGGAATGTCACGTCAATGAATTCCCATGAAGACGGAATCGTCTTTGCCATGTAATCCAATTCGCTGGTCATCTCCGCGTGCGTCTTCAACTTGATCCGGTCTAGCAGGCCGGGGTCCATTGAAAGCCGGGTGGACTTGGTGAAGACCAGCATATGTGCCGCGTGCGATTGCTCGTCCAGGCGGCCTTTGCCGGTGTAATCAATCAGAGTTGCTTTAACCATTTCTTTTGCTCCAGTCTCTTTTGCTTTAAGTTGGGCGGCTTTCACCACCAGGTTTTGTTGGCGTTGTGCAGGACATTGCCATAAGCGCCAGCAGAAATGAGGCGCTTGATGACTCGCGCGTCGTTGACGACATCGTCCAGCAAGATGTTACGCCAGGTTGCGAACCGGCCCAAAGAAAAAATGCCATGATCAAGCGTCAAGCGAACAATCAACTGCCGGCGCACTTCCTCGTCAATGGGGACGATCTTGCCGTACTCTTGCTGGACCACTTCCATCGATTCCATGATGGTGCGCGAATAAATTCCGAATGCACCTTCGGCATGGCCAATCGCCTCTTTGCACCGTTCAGTGCTGGGATCACCGATAACCATTTCAATAATCAGGACATTGCCGGTGATTGACGCGCGGTAAATTGGCGTTTCGTGACCAGGGAAATAGATGGTCTGGTGAACATTCACACCTTGCAGCTTCACGCGCACAACCGTTATCCGAGCGCGCGCGAATGACTCTTCGGTGACGATGCCCAAGGCGCGCGCGGCGACTTCCAGCGGTGCGGTGGAGATGAGGGCTTGCCCGGCGGGATCGTCACCGAAGTCTGTCGCGACTCCCCAGATGAGCCTGGTGCCCACATTCTCAACCAACCGGTCGTAAAAGTCCTCCGGCGCAATCCAACGCTCAACAGGTTCCAGGTTCCAGATGCTGCGCGCGGCGATGTCACCGACGCACTTTTGCGCGTAAAGGTTTGCCCAACGTGGGCTGGCAGAAACGAATTGATCATCAACGTGGATCGCTTTGCGCACGGTGACTTTCTTGAATTCAATTCCTGTAGCCTGCGCCACGGCGCTGGAGCGGAATCGCAGAAGCGCCTTGTGGCCGCTGCCCGGTTGGGCGTTGCGCTCGATGACTTGTGCGCCAGGGAAGATGTGAGCCGCTATCAGCCCACTCAACCCGGCGCCGACGATCAGCGGGTTACTTGACACTTTCACTTTTAACCTCCAGCCATCCCGATCTCACCAGGGCGCCGACGCGGTTGGCGAGATCGAATCCAAAGTGATCATTGATTTGGCCTATGGTCAGAGCGCCCTTGTTGTCGATGATCAGGTTGACGATGGCCCGGCGGACGGACTTGTCTTGCAGCCGGGTCTTGGGCGTGCCGGACGAAAGGCCGACCCGAGTGTCGTCACCATATATTGCCGGTCTTGGCATTGCAATCTCCTTTTGAGAACTGATTTGTTGCAGGCGGCACGCGCCGGGGATCACTCCCCAGTGCGCAATGCTTCCCAGGTTTTGCCGTAGGCTTTCAAAGTGCCTGACGACTTCAGCAGCATTCGGAATTGAATGTGCTCTTTGAGCGGCAAGTCCATTCTCAAAAATGCCTCGCGCACGGAACGGTACTCGTGCCCGTCAACCCGCACAAAGTGCCGGGTGGTGCGCTTGAGCCAGGTCTGAGGAACCTTCCACGACTCGGCGATGGCCGCGCTGCGGCGCGCTGCAGTCTCATCCGGGTCCAGCGGCTCTTTTGGCTTTTTTGGCTCTTTTGGCTCTTTTGGCTCTTTTGGCTCTTTTGGCTCTTTTGGCTTTTTGCCCGGATTCAAAAGAGAT